CTTTAAATATTCCGCCTGTAAAGCTCTCAAAACTCGCCTCAAACTCCTGCCTGAAGGATTGAGAGGACATGTTCTTCCTCGCATTCTCTATCTCATTCGGATCCAGCATGGGATTATCCAGGCTGGTATAGGAGAAATGCTCCCAATCATCCTCCTCCATCGAGGCTATATATAGATCATAAAAATGATTCTTACCCGCCGGTGTTCCTATAAAGAGGGCGGAGCCTTTAACATCTGCCAGTGTGGGGCGGAGTATCTGCTCCCACACCGCAGGCTTCATGCTGGCATATTCGTCTAATACGAGATAAGACAGACCCACACCCCGTAATGTGTCTGGTCTATCCGAACCCTTTAAATAGATCTTCCTTCCATTTATTAGGGTTAGTACAGCAGTATTCTCATGTGCGGCAGCTATGACATCCTTGCCTAGCTCCTTCAACATCCCCCACATTATATCCTTCGCCTGTTGAAAGGTAGGCGCGACATAAAAAACATCCTTATCCTTACTCTTGAGGGCGGAGATTAACAATAACCACCCCGCTAACCTGCTCTTTCCAAACCTCCTACCCGCCGCCACCACCTTGAACCTAGCATCAGAACGGAAGATTTCAAGCTGTGCAGGATGTAGGTTTACCTGTAAATCCGCCACTAAACAGCCTCTTCCAAGACAGAACCCTCTATATCCTTTATCTGATCTACTATAATGTTAACCGAGATCCCCTCCCCTCCCGCAAGCTTCGTCCCCCTGCCTACAGGCATAATACGATCCATGCAAATCTTCATACTGGCAGGATCACCCTCTAACGCAAGCTCAACACACCGCTTGACAATAGCACCAGTACTATCCGATAAGACAGCAGTAGCAATCGCCGTCATCTTATTCTTAACACCCTTCGGTCTACCACCAGCCCCATGACCCTTAACTAACCTACCACTAGAATCCCTATTATGATCATTATTATCATCATTATTATGATCATCATTATTATCCTTCTCTGCCTCGCTCCCATTAACCCGCGTTACAGGAGAAAAACTTACAGGGGCTGATCTGCTCTCTATAGTACTCTTAGAGACAGGCTTTGTCGGCTCTAATAACTGATCTAATGTTGTCATAATCATTATATCCTTTTCTGTCTCTGTTAAAAAGTGGAGTGGTGGGAGGTAGGTTTTGGAAGATAATAATCATATTGCGATGCAAGCGACCCTCTCTATTTTTTCTTTACTACTACTTATATTATAACATATTTTTAAGAGATTGTAAAGTAATATTACATATATTACTTAAAAAACCCTAAAAATACCCCTTTCCGAAACTAACCCCCTCCCAAAACTACCTCCCATGTGCAGAGGAGCTATCTCCAAGCGGGGCAAGGTGTATAGAGAGTGGATGGGTCCCCCTTTAGAGACTCCTTTATCCTTCATAGATAGTGCAGGGGGGACCCATCCACTCTCCATACACCTCTCCCCACTTGCAACAGCTACGGCAACGTCAACACCAAAAGGTCTACACGCAAGCGTGTAGTCTTTTTACCGCCTCCGGCGGAACGTCAACCCCTTATACCGCTAACGCGGAACGACAACGTCAACCCCTTATACCGCTAACGCGGAACGACAACGTCAACGTCAAAACCTTAAAGTCTACGCGCAACCCCAGCGCGTAGGCTTAATACTACACTAACCCCTTATACCGCTAACGCGGAACGACCCATCACCGGAAAATAGGAGAGAATGTAAGTGTGATTGTGGTCTTATGCTCTCCTGAGGCTAGGTTAGCGTCGGTATAGAATGTAGAGGATAAGAGCATAGGGGCGACAATACGCTCTATGCTCCCCTGAGATATTGATAGGTTTGGCAATAGGATATGGGCGGATTGTGCAGTGCAACATATTGTGAATTGGAACATACCCATCAGTATTGTGCATCACAACATATCCATTGTGCGTTGCAACATACGAACCGGTATGTCGTAATTAAGTATTTAGGGGTCGTTGCCAATTGGTTAAGATTGTGCTAGCGTCACGCGCGTTTTACCCTTTTCATCCAACCTCTAGGAGATAAACCTAATGAAAAATAGTATAGATATTGATAGATTAAATCATGATTTTAACGAGTTTCTTCGCGAAGTGAAATCTGACTTTTTTGATTTTAAGGAGGCTTTGAAACAGGATCATCAGCAAGACCAGCATGAAGATTATCCGCCGTCAGAACAAGTTGTTATCAGGCTGATCGAAGATTGTATGGAAGAACAACAATTCTGGATTATTGGTGAAGCCTTCAACAAAGCGGTTAGACTTGTTCAGACATACGGTAACCCTTACGAAAACTATCGGTATTCGTTTTGGGATACTCTAGAGAAATCAATGATCAAAGACCTTTCCGAATATAACCAAAAGTAATTATGATTTTCAACCGTCGGGGTTATCCTGATCCCGACATAACTAAGGAGCAACAACATGTTAACATTTCCAACACTAGAGAGCGCCGACATTCTGACCGTCCAAGAAGCAAGAGTCACAGCAAATCCTTTCAACTTTGACGTCCCGCTTTTACAATCCTTCTTTGCGCCTACGGCATGGGAAGAGGACAACGAAGTCAAATACTGGGTCAGTGAGTTTCTTGCGGGATCGGTCTGTTCTGCCCTCCACTACATCCTCAGCACATCAATGGTTAAGACTGAGAGGAAAATACTCTCCCGACTACATGATGAGAGTGCAACGCTTCGGCAACAGGAAAGCGAAGCAGAAAAGCTCACAGTCTTGCAACTCCGGCGGGAAAATGTTGAAGAATTATTCAACCTTGCCCAAGATGATTACGTCAAAAATTTCGGAGAGACTTGGAAACCCAACGCTCTTGGTTCAATCCCTTCAAGAGTGCTAGGTTTTGACCCATCTGTTTTAGAGAAGCTCAAAGTAGCTTAAACCCCTACTTAAGTATTTTCTGCCCCTACTTAGTTAGGGGCTTTTTTTTGGCACTCTGTTTATGGGTCAGGGAGCGACGGGGTGAGTTGCTGCAGGTTTACCCCTTAAATGGAGCCAGGAGCCTCGTAAGCGCATTTTAACAAATACCCTTTTGTATCTACTACCCTTTTACTGAACTATCGTTAGATCGCAATACAGAGCTAAATAGAGCTATCCACATTATCTAGTGATTACATTGTGCACCGCAACATGCACAGGGTGTTGTGCATTGCAACATAAACGGGGTGTTGTGCACCGCAATATACCATTGTGCATTGCAACATACTCAAGGGTATTGTGCACCGCAACATACTCAGGGTATTGTGCACCGCAACATATATTGTGCACCGCAACAAAATGGATCCAGCGCCGAGGAATTGGTAATAAAGGTGTCAAAAGACTTTCTAACTTATTGATTACATTCGCTTAATAGCATTGAGGAGTGATGAAAATGACTTCTCGTATATTTTGAAAACTGTAAATTTTTAACCCTCAACAGGGGGTTTGATAATAAAGGTGCGAAAAATTTTTTAAACTGATGGTCAACAACAAGGAGAATTGAAATTATGAACAATCTACCCAAAGAAGAAGAAGAAGTGATGATGCCGATTATTCCTGCTCCAGAATGGGAAGTTGCGTTTAAAGTAAAATTTAAATCTGATATGTTTCCCGGCTTCGGCTACGACCCTATGGATATCGTGGAAGCGTTGAAGAAAGACTTGGAAGATGGCAGAGTCGGACATTACGTGAATAGTGCAGAATGGTCGATTGATTGGTTCGCAGACAAAAAGGAATCTGAATAATGAAGAGAACAACATTACAATTTGGAAAGGAGAATCGAAATGACGGCTTCAATCTATGTGGGAACTTACAAAAAATATAATCATGGAGATCTTTCTGGTGACTGGCTTGATCTCGATGACTTCTTAGATGCTAAGGAATTTTATGCTGCATGTAAAAAACTCCACGCTGATGAGCATGATCCAGAATTAATGTTCCAGGATTGGGAGGGGATTCCAGATGATCTTATATCTGAATGTCACTTTGATGAAGACTTTTTTGACTACATGGAAGCTGTCAAAACCTCACACCTTGACCCAGAAGTATTTCTGGCAGGAGCTGCTTTGAGTATCCCCTATGACAAGATAGAAGAAGCATATCATGGTGAGTGGTCGAGCGATAAGGACTTTGCTATAAACTGGGTAGATGACATGTGGGATATTGGTGACCTGCCTAGTTACATCCATATTGACTGGGAAGGAACGACGCGTGACATAATGCAAAACTACAACTACTGCGAATCAGAAGGGCATTATTTTGATACTTGTTACTAAGGGGAATACCAATATGAATAAAGATATAGGAGATAAATGTATTTTTTGCTTTAAGGATACCTCCTTTGGCTCTGGCAGGTTTGTGAATAGGATACCAGCCAGCGATGATGAGTATGATGGTTGGGCTTGTCCAGAATGTATGGAGTATGAATGTGATAGATGCAATAAACCGATTAGTCTGGATTGCGATATTGATTGGGAAGATGAGAAGATACATGAGGAATGTCTAACTCCAGAGGAGTATATAAAATACGAGAAGGAATTAGACCCGTGGATATCACCAAACAGGAAACATTCAAAAGAAGGAGAGAATTGAAGTGACTAAAATTTATGATCTTGTTGACGAATTTAACCACTGGAATTTATTACCCTCCAGCGCAGAATTACTTGCAGATGATGTTTATTTAAACCCGTATTTTGATGAAGAAGAAGACATGGAAAACAAATTACGACAGCTAAGGAGTATTCAAAATGATAGAAATAATATTATTAATCCTGGTGATAGGTTACGGTAGCCTTGCACTAGGAGATCTTTTTCTTATTATATGGTATAACATTTTGAATGATGAGAAATTGAAGGAGAAAAAAAATGGAAAAAAGAGATAGTAATTCCAATGAAAAAGTTATAAAAGATGAAATTGTTTTTTTAAATCAAGATTCTAACATTAGGGTAGCACTCCCACTCAATGATATAGGAACCATTGAACTGTATTTTTATAACTACCCAAAAAT